CGATTAAACGTTCTGAAGAATTCCATCGTAAAATGCAGCGCAAGAACGCAGCCGATATGGATTTGAGGTTTACAATATGAACGAATCGAACGATAATCGAGGATTTGTTTTAACCCCTATTATTCCTAATTACAACAATACTTCAATATTCAGTAAAACAAGATACAATCTTCATGCTGCAAAAAACCCTGAACGACGGGGTTATCCTCATCAATAATGCAACTAAACCGGTTAAATCATCAAACAAACCGGAACCGATAGAGTTTAAACCAACCGCACGGCAGGGAGTGGTTTATATCGCTCCGGGAGGTCAGATCTTTGATGAACCCAAACTCACGCTCGAATACATATCTGAACTGTCACAAAGCAGTATTTACGCTCGAAGCGTTCTGAATAAACTGCTATGGCTAGTTTTCACCGGTGAGCCTGATATCGAAGTGTATGATCCATCAGGGAATCCCGTTCCCGCTGGAACTCCGGGGAAGCCTACCCTTTACAACGACATAAAAACCATGCTGGAGGTTCCTGAAGTCGATTTGTGGGGGAACATGCAGTGGGCACTTATTGACTCGTATTGGTGGGGCAATTGTATCCTTAATCCTGTTTGGCAGTATGTAGGCAACGTATACACCCTCACCGAACTTACCAGACTGGCACCGGAATCATTCTGTTATGAACCGCCGGAAGGAGAGGTATATAATCCGCTGCTCAAGGGGATAACGCTCAAGAACGGCACTCCGGTGTATTACTACCAGGATAACGAAGGGAACGTCAAAGAGTTAAAGAATTACCATTCGATTCAACCCCCTCATTCCATGAAACTCGGAGGCTCACCGATGATTCAGCCGCTTATCCTGCCATTAGCATATCTTAATCAGGCATGGACGGCTGTATCTCAAACCACTAACAGAGCAGGGGCACCATCGCTATTCCTCCGGGTAACTGATGGCGATGAAGATACGATTGCATACTGCCGGGAAGTGCTGCGCAATTGGGGTAAGAATACATCGTTCCCGCTTCCTGAAAACGTGGAAATAGTAGATCCTCATATCAAAGAACCTGCTAATACCGCTGAAGCGATCAGAATGCTGCAAAACCTGCTGATAGACTATTTCTCACCGGTATCCCTGCTTCAATCCGGTGAAAGAGGCGGGATATTTGATAATTCCACTGAAAAGGTAGCCCTGATCATGGCATTCATCGAAGGGATGCACTCATGGTTAGAGGATGCGTTTGAGAAGTTGTTACAGGTTTATCTCATTGCCAACCGATACGACGGGTATTCTGTCCGAATCAAACTGCCGTTACCTGATATCGATAGAACCGAAGCGAATCAGCGATGGGTAGAGGTTTTAGCGAATGCGAAAGTTCCAATCGTTAATACAAACGAGTTAAGGCGGTTTGTTCCGAACGTCGAGGAACTGGATGATGCAGGGCTCGCAGCGCTCAAAGAAGAGATGGCGGTCGCTCCGGCAGTCAGTCCGATGATGCAGCAGGAGGAGCCACTGGTTACGAACATGGCAACCCTGCAAACACCAACAGAGCAGGAAGGGTATGATGAGATACACAGGGCTCTGAACAACGCTCGAAAAGATATCATGGCACAGTTACAGGAAGCCGGATACATCAATGCCTGAACCGACTGAAGATATGGTAATTGCGGCAGGAATACTGCCGTTTATTTTTGACAGGTTGAATGAACTGGAAGAGTCAGAACGGGAAGCGTTAATCAAACTGGCTCTTAATGGGTTTATCGACGGTGATGCTGAAGCACACACGATATTAAAGATTGGATACAGTTTCGATTTGGTTCATAAGGAAGCCCTGGAATACTCAAAAGAGTATGCTGATATGCTCACTAAACGAGGCGGGTCTTATTGCACCATTCCTATCTTCGATGATGCAGGCGAAATAATCGATTATAAGAGTGAGTTCCTGCCGTGGGCTAAAGATTACAATACAGCACAGCGAAAACTCATATCAGATGCCATTAAAACCGGGATAGAAGAAGGAAAGTCCGTTCGGAATATGGCTAAAGACCTGGATGAGATTTTCGATGCACGCGACAAACGAGCAGAAATATTAGTGCAGACAGAAAGCAGGAAGCACCATACTGAAGGAATGAAAACCAGGTATAAGGCAAATGGAGTTAAAAAAGTAGAATGGAGCACGGCCGGAAGTGGCGTATGCCCGTTATGTGCCCCTATGCAGGGAACTACGTATCCAGTCGATGAAGCACCTGGGGGCGGGCCTCCTCTCCATCCCCGTTGTAGATGTAGGTTGTTGCCGGTTATCGATTGGGATTCGTTTGAAGCAATCGAAGATGATGAGTTCATAGAATCAGACGATGAGTAAATACCCGAACTATCGGGTATTATCATCACACGCTTTTTTTAATCCACTATTCTATTTATCCTTGCTGATTTGTGATCGCACGGTTTATCTATCCTTTGTGCTTATAGAATAATGTGGTTTAATTTGACGATATAATATTAAACCCGCGCAAAGGAGAACAAATGATATTAGAAACCAAATACGGCAGATTCGTTCCTGTCGGTGGTAAAGTGCCTGAATCGGTTTTTCAGATTCTTGAAAAACACAAAGTGAACAAATCCGCGATTATTCAGCGAGCACTCAAAGAAGAGGCCGAACGATTAGAAGCACAGTAAAAAGGATGCGATTTGATGACAAGTATGTGAATCATGCGATTTGTTGTGCATAACCAGCGGGTATTTCTCAAGTCCTCCTGCTGAATGCAAAAGAAACAGGGGTATCCCTGAATGGGTAGAGATTACAGAAGAAATGAGAAATGAAGCGATGATTTAAACAAAGGTGAATTGTGTCTACTGAAGCATATGATGCTGGTTATTTTGCCGGCAGGTTCCTTGCAGAAGGGCTTATCGATTTAATAACCCTCAAAATAACCCTGGAAAGCGTTGTGATGATGCTGATACTGTTCGGTATATTCGTATTGTTTACCGAATCATGGAAACGAGGGACAACTAAACCCCGAACCAGCACAGGCACAGGTATCAAACGAGAATAAGAAATACTGTCCTGCTTGCGGAATGCAGATGGATGCATCAGCCGGGTATTGTCCGAAGTGTGGGAAGGAACAATAACCTACCTCTTTTTCTCACTTTCACTCTATTTTCCCACATAATTCAACAATACGATAATATTAAGCCGGTTCTATAAGTTCACATGCCAGAACCCGGTAACGATGCGTTATTTACCAATGCCGCATCAGCCGCCGTTGGAACTCATGACATTATTCTACAATCTCTTGATTCGTGGCGTGATTACAAACACGTAGACGGAAGCGTAGAATCGCTTTTTTACGGATCGGATGTATTCAAAGGAACAGAACATGAATGGGAGACCGTTCCGGTTATTTTAGGTGAAAAACACCCATCTACGCCATACACGGTTAATCCAGCGAAAGCGCTTGAGGAATCGAATGGAAAGATTATCGGGTTCTTATCCGGCGTTCATATTACAGAAACCGGGTCTCCTCTTCTTCGTTCAAAGTTACATCTGACTGACGGTGATGCAGAAACCCTGCTGAAATCTCGTAGAATTGCGTTATCATCCGGGTTCTTATCCGGTAAAACCGATGGAAAACTAACCGGAGTATCAGGGAAAGTAAAACCCGATCACGTTCTGGCATTCGTGCAAAACCGGAATAACAGGCCTCAAGACGGGGCTGCGTTGATTCTGAACAGCGTGGAGGTAAACATGCCCGAAGATGAATCAATCAAAAAGGTTCTGACTGATTTTCTGACAGAACTTAAATCCCTCATCGTTCCGGCAAAGAACGAGCCGGTAATGCCCGCAATGCCGGAATCGAAGGGAATTATGGTTAATAATATGACAGAAGAGAAAATAGCCGCACTTGAGAAGGTTGTTACTGAAAAGGACGAACTCATCAAGAATATGGCTGCAAAGATTGAGGCTTTTGAAAAGGCCGACGAAGAGCGAGCAAAGCAGAAGATAGAAGACGCATGGCAGATGGTGAAGAACTCCATCGCTCCGGGGCTTGTAGCATCTCCTGAACTTGAATCGAAAGCACGTTCAGAGTGGGAAACTGACGCAACTGCATTCCTCCTCAAGAATGCCACATCAAAGGCACCAGAAACAACGAAGGAAGGTGCAGAATTCGTTAAGAATTCAACCGGAAACTCACAGGCTGAAGCAGATGCAGAATACCTCAAATTCCTGAACGGGGATGAGTAAAAATGACCGATAATACCAGCAATTACGCACGAGACTATACCTACCCAGAGAAGCGGTTTACCTGTCTCCTCGATGAGGGCGCAATCACCGTATCAACTGCCTACGATGTGCAGGGTAAGGAACAGAAAGTCTGTTCATTCGCTTCTGAACTCAAGGAAGGCGATTGGGTAGCAATCTCGAACGATACTGCAAACACCTTTGCAGCAACGCAGGGGGCTCTGCTTGTCGAGAAACCAACCATCGGTGAACAGTTAGTAATAGGCCGGCTTGTAGCAACTCCGAGGCCGGTTCAGGTTCCTGCAAATTCAGCCGCTGCTGATTCACTCTCAAAGAGGCTGGCAGGCGGATACCTCCGGACTGCTATCGTCGAGGTTACTGCGTTCAATGCAATCGTTGAGGGCACGTTCACCTGTGACGGAACAAATGCACAGGTTCCAGGCGTGGCTACAAAACTGGCAATGAGCCTTGCAGCATCATTCACTGCACACGGTTTAGTCACTGACGGAACCGGTTCAGGAGGAGCAAACGCAATCCCGCTGCACTACTGTCCGGCAGGAACTGACGGGGATCTGTATAGTTGTATGTATGGAATAACCGGAATGATCCCGGTGATCGCTTAAAGGAGACTAAAAAATGGTTAGTGGCACTAATGACAGATGGCTTACTGCTGAATACGCATTAAGAACTCTGTATCCAAAAATGGAACCGGAACTCTTCTGGATTGATTTATTCCCTATGTATAAGGAAGAGCAGCCGACGTTCATTTATGCAACTGATACGTCAGGTGCATCAGGCGACGCAAAGAAGAAGAAACCGGGGCTCCAGCGTGTTGGCGCGAAGTTCCCTGAAATCGATATGAGCATGGAGTCTGTTACTCCTGAAGCAATATCCGCACGTGGTTTTGCTATCCGGCTTCCATCAGACCTGCTCCGGGGACCGCCGAACGCAATCAGAAACCAGTATCTGAAGGCATATACCCGGGCCGGTCAGTGGATGGCTGAAGCCCTGAACACTGAAGTCATCACCGCGATGATTGCAGGGGCTACTACTCCAACATGGACGCCAACTGCTGCATGGTCTGAATCAACTGCAACTCCATCCAAAGACCTGATCCTGCTGAAAGGACAGATGCACAGGGAAGGATACCCGTTCAAACTCAATCAGACCTTCGTAAACTATACGAATTTCAATGAACTTGAGATTTGTCTCGCATCTGTAGACAGTTCAGGCAATGCCAGAGCAGTATGGAACGCAATCCAGAAGCCAAATGACAGAACCCTTGTAGAACCATATTCAGGCGTTCCTGTCACTTACCTGAACAGTTCAGGACTCTCTGAAGGGCATATCCTTGGTATCGATACCCGGAATCCTGCTGTAGAGATTCACTACTACAACAATCCAGAGTTCTCTACCCAGAACATCAGAGTTCAGGCAGGACAGAACGACAACGGGGCTCCAATCTTCAAGAAC